AAATCTTTACCCAGAGTAACTGCAGCAACTGAGGCAACGCCTAAACCTGCAACAGTAGCTTTACCTAACGTACCGGCTACAGAACTAAATTTACTCATAGCTTTTTGTGATCTTGTTAAGCTATCAGTAAAATTTTTAGTTTTACCTATAATTGCTATCGAAACTTTTTTTTCTTTTGCCATTATTTAATTGCTTTCATTAATGCGTCATACATACGATCAGAATATGTTTCAGCTATCTTGTTTTGATTTTTATCTAAAGTTTTACCGGCAACATAACCTTTTTTACCAAATTGTGAAAATGTACTGTCACCTGCTGTAAATCTATGACCGATCCATTTTTTATAAGGAAAGTCTGCTCCAGGTCGTGAATACCTTAGATTGCCTACTTGACTTCTACTTACAGCTCTAGTTTTACCATTTTTAGTAGGTACATACATATACCGGCGACCAAACTCCATAGAAAAAGCAGCTGGTCTTTTATCATTAGTTTTAATATTAATTTTTGCTTCTGTACGTGTACCTGAAGCAGTATAAGCCATAGCTGAAGCTCTAGCTTTAGGAATTCTTTGTTTTTTAGCTAACGCTCTTATTTCTGATAATTGTTCTTTAGCAAGCTCTCTATGAAACTTAGATAATACTTTTAAAACTTCTGTATCACCATATTTTTTAATGTCTTTTCTTAACTCTATTAACTCAGAGTTATCAATTGTAAATTCACCAGTTATTTTTGCCATATCAACTTTCGTATTTTTTATTTATAACTTTAACAATTGCATCAAACATTTCCATTTCGATATTCAATAAAGCATTTGGATCTATTCCTGTTTCAACTGCTATAGCAGCTATTAGATCAATAAACCCGTTTATGCTTTTAAATTATCACTTGATCCAGTAATGTCTAGGTCTTCAACTTTATCAACCCAAGCATCATAATCTTCAGTAACACCATTTCTTTTAGAAGCAAGCCATGCTAAATATAAAAGCCATTCGTATCGCTGCTCATCATTTAATCTAGAAATTGGTATGTCAAATTTGCGCTCAAATTTAACAATATCTCCCGGCTTGATCTTAACTTCAAGTTTAGTACCGTCGCTCATCACGACGACCATATTGCCCATTAAGAAGTAGCGCGGCTAATAGTTCCAGAAGTAGGAAACGAAACTGACATTGTAGCAAGTTCTCCTACAGCGTTTGCAACTGGAATATGTTGATTAACTAAAACTGATCCACTATAAGATGGATTAGTAGCGCTAACTGATCCGCTTGTTGGTTTTACTACAAAAGCTGTAGTTGTTCCAAGTAACGGAAATAAAGTAGCGTCAACTTCACTAGCTGCAAAATCTTGTTGAAACTCGATCGAGAGGTTTCCTGACTTAAGGCCCCCTGTTCTGGACTGGAAGGTTTCCCCCATCGCAGTTGTCATAATTTCATCGGCTGTAATATCTAAAGTAACTGAAGCAACATGATCACTTAAATCAACGCTGTTCAATGTTACGCTTGCATCTGTCAAAACAAATTTTGCCAAAATAAACTCCTTTCAATATCTTTATTTTAAATATGAATAATGAAATATAAGTTTATACGTTATTAAATGGAAAACCCCTCTTGCTGCTAGAGGGGCTTTCCGGTACGTAAACGGGGGTTGTACCTTTTATTCTTTTCTTAATACAAATACTAAATCAAGATAATCATGAAAATCAGGATTAACTTTTGGTTTAGGCTCGCGTTTTTGACTTACTGTAAAACTACTCCAACATAATTTTAATTTGCTTTCAGTTCCATCTTTATTATATAATCTAAAAGTAACTTCTGTATCTCCTAATAAATTATGTAACTTATCTTGATCTTGCCTAACTTGATCTTTATTTTTCATTTAGTCTTCTTTACAAGCTTTTAGAAATTTGCCTGTATCAAAATTAGGATTATCATCTTCAAATATTGATGCTAGTCCTAAAGTAACTTGTGATTTAGTTTCGTTAAATTTGATTATTTTAGCTATTGCTTCATAATCTTTTTTAGTCATTGCCATTTTTAGTCTTCCGTTTGTTTAATTTATAATATAATTATAACATAAATTATTTTAAATGCGTAATGTTTTTAAATATTTTTATTCAATACCGATTGCAGCATGAATTGAAAAGCTTGGATTAGTTCCGGTTATAGTATAATTCAAACGCCAGTAATTATCAGTTACAGCACCAGCAACACTTTGAAAATCCGCTCCTATAGCTGTAATCCCTGTAAAAGTAATCCGATCGGTTGGACTTGTAAAGCTTGAATTATCATCTGATTGTAATTTAAAAGTAATAGTTGGACTAGAAGTTCCTGAAACTGCATAGCAATGAATTGCTGCGTATGCTTTTTCAGTGGCGGCAACAGCTCCAAGCTGGGTGCCTGTTGAATTACCTGAAGCTGTTAATGCGCCATCTAATTGAATAGTTCCTCTAACAACTTTATCGGATGATTGGCTTTTACTTATGCTAAATGGCGCTAAGCCTCCAACTTCACCTAATATTGAATAATCAAATAATCTTGACTTCATAAAATATGCAATATTTCCTACTCCAGCATCTGGAACAGTAGTTACAATTAATTCATTTCCAATTGAAGCACCTAATAAAGCATCTGGTTTATTTGATCCAGCTTCATAAAATCCATCAATTTGAAGCGAACTATCTTTAAGTCCACCCAATTTCTCTCTAAATCCATTACTGTTAATTGTAGTTGCGTCTAGCTCTTCAGCGTTTATTTCTAGGTTAACAGAAGTAGTATGATCGCTTAAATCATAACCACCTGAAAAAACTTTTCCATCATTAAATACAAATTTTGCCATTTATTTCTCCCACGCTTCATTTACATCAGGAGTGCTCTTATCGTCTTTAATAAAAGTTCCATCTTTTTTTCTTGCACGCTTTCTTTTAATTGTAGTAGGTTTTATATGGCCACCTTTAATTAATGATTTTGCAACTTTTTCATCATCAATAGTTATAGTATCACCTTTAATTTTACCCATAACTTTTTTATTACCAATTATTTTATATTTCATTAATTACCTCCGCAACAACCTGCGCCGCAACAACCATCCATTAGCTTGATCCTTTCGTGTAAACTTCTATAGACAAATTGGCACCAATTCCATCAATACCATTTAGATTAAAATCCGCGCTGTAGTTACTTACATTAACAACTCTAGCATCTGTATTAGCAAGACCTAAAGTTCTATTGTTATATATTATTTGCCTAATACTCGAACTGCCACTACCTGTAACAAAAGCATCTAATTTATCCTGCGCTGTTCTTGCATCAGATCGCTGTACAGCAATTAAAACATCGAATGTGTAAAGATCAGTTCCACGTTGCATTGCTAAATCGAATTCAATATTTGTTGGTATAAACATTGCTACTGGAAAATTAATTGCGTTGTCAGGTATTACATCATAACAACGAAGGCCGTTTATGCCACCTATTGTTGTTTTAAGACCATCTCTTATTTCTGACATTGTTGCCATTTAAGCAACTCCTAAAACTGTACCCTTACGAAACGGCGCAATCATTCTGGTAATTTCTCTATTTTGTTGTATATTAACAACGCCAAAATCTCCTACACCTGCAACACCTAAAGGCGCATTTCGCATAGCAAATAGTTCACTTGCTAACATTAACGTAGCTTGTCTAATTTGTTCAGGCACTGCTGCATAACCCCATTTAGCTGTAATTTCAGCTCGCGGTCTATTACTTGAAGTATCTAGGGGCCATTCATTTGATCCATCGCTTATCAATTCAACTATGTAATAAGGATTTCCTGTTATGCCTCCAACAATTCCATTGATAGGCAAAACTTGATATTCACTTGATGAAACAGTTACCTCATACGTTCCATCATCATCATCGTCATATTTAACTACAAGTCCTGTAGTTGTAGAAATGTCATCAACTCTTAATCGATAAACATCTTCTGTAAAAAATTTCCTAGCCGATGCGGATCCGTCTGCGTAAAAATATCTGCCACAAAAAGCGTCTATTTGTCTTGAAGCTGCATTAACAGCATCATCTAAAAGATCATCGTCCCCGCTATCATCTGACGGGATTCCAACAAAAGCTTTTAATTCATTTTGTGTACAGTAGCCATTAGTAATTGCCATAGGTTATTTACCCTTTTTCTTTCGGCCCTTACCTTTGCCACCTTTCATTTTTTTACCGTAACCAACACCTTTAGGCATAATTACTTCTTTTCTACTTTTTTTTCGGCTTTAGGTTTAGCATCAGCTTTTTCAACTTTGCCACCTGCTGCTTTAATAGCTTTTTTAACTTCTTCAGCACGTTTAGCCTTTCCGTATAATTCGTAGCCCTTGAGCTCTTCCTTTAACGCTTTTATTAAATTTTTATTTGACATAATTTTTTCTTTCTTTATATGGTTAGAGGTATCAATTGCTTGACACCTCCGACCATTAATCTAACTAAAAGGACGGTGTAACCAGTCCTGTTCCGTTAATCATTGTAGTTCCTGCTGGGTATCTTCCAGAAGCGAATGCGTTATATCCGTAAACAACCATTTTAGTTGTAAGTGATCCTGCATTTGTTTCTTCAAACTTAAGCTGGAATAAACCATCTTCGAAAAGAATATGATCATCTGCTTTAACAATGAGAATTATATCTTCATCATTACCAGATCCTGCATCTGTTTGAATGTTTGCATCTGTGATAACTGGCAGCCCTAAAAGGTTACCAACAACGTTTCCGTATTTTGCTGCTTCACCAACACCGATTGGATTATCTGGGTTGTTTCCTGCTGGGACAACTAACGGCCTATTTGAGCTGTCAAGTCCTGCAGTTATGAAACCCCATCGTCTTGGGTGCATAATGATTGCAGTAGCTGGAGCAAATCTGTTAGCGTTAACTTTTTGAATTGCATCAGCCAATTTAGGATAAAACTCAGCAACAGTTGGACTTGCGTCTGTGTATGTTGTTGTGTTTATTCCTGAAACTGATTTTATTCCTAACGGTTGTCCAGAACTTCCGGATCCGTTAATCATAAGATTATCAAGTTTTGTATAGTATGCTGCGACTAAGTCTTGGAAAATAATGTTTTCCATGCTAAATCCAGGTTGTCCGCCACGCTCAAGAGCTTGTCTTGAAACGTCTTGCTGACCTGCAACAGTATCAACATTAACTGTTAATAGTGTATCATCCATATTAGTTTCTGATACAGCTGAGTTTTGTGTTGCTTGTTCTGCTGCTGTTGATCCAGTAGTTATTCTGGATACTTCCATTTTCATACCAAATGCTGGAAGAGGTTTTTTAGGTACAGCGTTATAAACTGCTGCGCCAGCTCTTGCAATTGGTGCATACTCATTTACTAGAAATTGAGGAACTACGAGGCCTGAAAAGGCTCCTGTTCCGACATCTCTAGAAGATTCATGATCTTGATGTTGATTAAGTCTTTCTTGCGCTTTGAAGTCGCCGGATCTAGCTGCCCAAGCATCAGAAATGAAGGAATGATTTCCATCTTTTCGATATAGGTCAGGCTCGTTGATCTCTACAACAGCTTCTTTTTCGCCTAAGTCTTCATCTTCAACATTAAGTTCTGATCTACTTTCTTTAACTGCTTTGAGTGTTTCGGCTGCATCTCTAGCTTCACCTATTTTTACATTAAGCTCTTTTACTTCTGTATGCAATTCATTTGATCTTGCAAATTTGCTGTCAAATGTTTCTCCTGCATCCATTTCATCAAGCTCAACTACTAGTGAATCTAATTCAGCAACTTTTGCATCTCTAGCTTCAATTAATTTTTTCATAGCTTCCTTATGTTTATTATCTTTTACTTCTGCGTAGAGTGTGTTCTTAAGTGTGATTTCGGCACTAAACACGGCTTCACGTCTTAGCGAATGCCATCTCTTTCAAGTTTCATTTTTAACAATTCAACTTTAGGATTACTTCGCTTTTTATCAACGTTATTACTTTCAGTAACTTCATTAATAAAACCTTCTAAAATTTCTTTTGCTTTTTCACCGCTTCTTGCTTCAACTAGCTCTTTATGTAGGTTTTCTAATTCAACCCCTCTAAGCTTAGCACCAGCCCAAGGATTAGCAGGATAAGTAACAACGCTTACATCAAATAACCTTGCTTCGTTTACTTCTCTGTTTTCTCCTTGATTATCAAAATTATCTTTGATTGCTGCAAATGCAAAAGACATTTCATTTAAATCTCCTCGCTTCATAGCGCTTGCTACTTCAGCTACTGTAGGATTAGTTGGATCTAATTCAGCTCTAACAAATAATCCATAATCATCTTCTTCTAATTTTAAAGTTCCTGATGAAGTTCTAGCCAATGGAATTCCATCATGATTAACTAAAAATCTTACATCATCTTGCTCTTGTAAAGTTTTCTTAAATGCTCCAGGTTTAATAGTTTCGTTATATAAACCTTTGCTATCTCTTACTCCGTATGGTTTATCGAATACAGAGGCATAACCAGTAAATAATAACGTATTTTTATCATTATCATTTCTTTCTTCAACTGCTGCAAATGTAAAACTTCTATTTTCAGTTTGTCTTTCCATGCTATTTATATTAGTAATAGTTTTTTGCTTTTCAATTGTTTGTGACATTGCAACAGCTCGATCGAATACATCAATATGTTGTCCACTCATTTTTTCCTCTTTCTTTGTATATCTTGGGTGTTCTTTTGGAAGTAAATCATTGTCTGATAAATATTTAGGATTTTTTGGTTTATCATTTTTTAATAAATAACTAAATGCTTTTAATCTAGCTAATCCCCATGCTTGTCTGCTAACTCCAGGTCTATGCGAAGAACTAAACGCCCCAAAACCTCTTCTAACAACAGCTTTCGCAGAAGATGCTTTTAATTTTCTCCAGGACGCCATTCCAGCTACTTCTTCATTATGTTCTTTAACTCTGTTTTTAATAGCTGTTTCAGTACCTTCACTAAATTTAATGCCACCTTTTTTACCGCTTGCCGATCCTTTTTTATTTTTGCCGCTGCCTTTAACTTGATCTTTTTTAGGAGCAGGTGTTGCGCTATCATTTCTAGGCTCTAATTTACCTTCTTTAACAAGCTGCGCTATTTTTCTATCAGCCCAATCTGCTGCCTGCATTGGATTAGTCCAGGGGTTAGATCCCCAAAGTAAAAATGCTACGTCA